AAGTAAAAATTATAGAAAAAAAGATTACAAACCTAAAGATGGCTATACAAGAAATGCTAAAGGATCTCTTATTAATCGTCAAACAACTAAAGAACAAAAAAAATTAAAGGTAAAAATATTTTATCCATGAAACTTTCTCGTAATTTTTCTTTATCAGAACTGATTAAATCAGACACAGCTATTAGACTTGGTATAGATAACAACCCTAATGCAGATCAAATAGAAAAATTAAAATTACTTTGTGAAAATATATTACAACCAGTAAGAGATCATTTTGGAAGAGTAACTGTAACAAGTTGTTTTCGATCTCCTGAGTTGTGTGTAAAAATAAATTCGTCAATCAATAGCCAACATACAAAAGCTGAAGCGGTTGACTTTGAATGTTTAGGTACAAGCAACGCAGAAGTCTTTGATTGGATTAAATCAAACCTAGACTGGGATCAAATGATACTTGAATTCTATACTCCAGGTGAACCTAACTCTGGTTGGGTGCATTGCAGTTGGGTTGCTGATAATCCAAGAAAACAATTATTGAGAGCATATAGAGAAGATGGTAAAACAAAGTATAAACCAATAATAGGTAATGCAACAGATTTAATATAATGCCTAGTTATAGAGAAGTTATTGTAGATGCTTTAGAGAAAAAATACGAAGCACAAATGGCTCAAGCAGAAGCTAATATAAAAGTTTATATGGAAAACCCAGTTGGTGTTGGTGAGCATCCTAACATTGTACATGAGGTAGAAAAACTGTTAAAAGAAATAAAGGATGCAAAAGAAATGCTAGAAGAATTAAAAAATTGGAGGTGATATGTGGTTAAGTGCAATTAAATTAGCAATCAATGCTGGATCAAAAATTTATGCAAACAAACAAAAGGCAAAGATTGCAATGTCAGACGCACAACTATTACACGCAGAACGTCAAGCTCGTGGTGAAGAAAAATATCAAGGTAAACTTTTAGAAGCTAGACAAAACGATTACAAGGATGAGGTAGTTCTTGTCATACTTACATTGCCAATCTTAGTGTTAGCTTATGGTGTATTCTCAGATGATGCAGCAGCTATGGATAAAATTAATTTATTTTTTGAGCATTTTCAAAACCTTCCAGGATGGTTTACAAATTTATGGATTCTTGTCGTGGCAAGTATTTTTGGTATAAAAGGAACACAAATATTTAGAAATGGTAAAAAATAATTTTGTACAACAATATAGTAAAAAGGTAACACACTTATCGCAACAAGGATATGGCAAGAAAAAAGTTCAACGTAGAAAAAATACCTCACGAAAGAATACCAAAAAGAACTAGCATTGGTGGTGGTAGAGTTAAGATGAGCAGTATGAATAAACATAAGAAACGATCTTACAAACGTAAGAACAGAGGTGGAATGTAATGAAGGTAAGTGAGAATACATCTGTTGCAATGCCAATAAAAAATATGATTGGTATTATTGTAGCTGTATCAGCAGGTATATTTGCTTACACAGAACTTACTGCTAGACTTACATCTTTAGAAACAAGTCGTGAGCTTATGCAATCTGATTTACTCAAAGCATCCGACCAGAAACCAGTAGATCAGGAACAATTTTTAATACAAGAATCACTAGCATCTGACTTAGAAAAGACTATAGTGCGTGTAGATGAGATGATGCACAATGGCGTAAATATTCAAAGAATGATAAAAGATATTGAAAGATTACGTGATGATGTAGAAAAATTAAAGGATAAGGTAAGAGAAAATGGAAATGGTTATAGCTCTAATGATGTACTTAAATAGTAATGGTACACCAGAATTAAAAGAACATTTACTAATGCCTTCAATATCTGAGTGTTTAAAAAGAAAAAGAATAAGCATGAGGTCTACAAACAATGCACAGTTTCAATGTATGAAAGTAAATGCTGTTGTAAAAGATGGTAAGATAATTAGTATATCAAAGAGTGATTAATGAGAAGAAGAGATAAGCAACCACCAAGAAGTAAAAAGTATTACAGGTCTACTAAGTCTGGTGCAGGTATGACTAAAGCTGGTGTTGCTAGATACAGAAGAGAAAACCCTGGATCAAAATTAAAAACTGCTGTAACAAAGAAGAGTGGATTAACAGCAAGAGAAAAAGCTAGACGTAAATCTTTCTGTGCAAGATCAGCAGGTCAAATGAAAAGATTTCCTAAAGCTGCTAAAAATCCTAACTCAAGACTAAGACAAGCGAGGAGAAGATGGAGGTGTTAGATAAATTGTTTAAAATGTTTTTTGATTACATTGATAGCTTAAATAAAAAGCTAGAGGATGTATTAACATTTGATTTTTGTAACTGTAAGAAAAAGAAGAATGTTAAAAAGAAAGACTTGGAATAAAACCAAGTATAGAGAATTCATTTGTGGGTATTGCAACTGGTGTAAAAAAGAGTTGTTGAATACTATGGGTGGATGGATTATAAATGCAGAGAAGAAGCATTTTTGTCACGATGGTCGTGATGGAAGTTGCTTCGATAAATACTGTCACATAAAAAAGGAGGCACAATGCCAGGACACTATGGAAAAAAGATGAAGAAACCTATGGGTAAAAAAAAGAAAATGGATAAGAAGAAAAAAGGTATGAAGGTGAAAGGTAAAAGATAATGCCAGGTAAAGGTAAAAAAAAATATAGCAAAAAACAAATGAAGATAGCTCGTGTTGCTGAACCTAGAGATAGGATCACAGGAGCTGACTTTGCAAAGTTAAGAAAAAGTAGAAAGAAAAGATATGGCTAAACTTTGTGCTAGAGGTAAAGCTGCTGCTAAACGAAAGTTTAAAGTATATCCATCAGCGTATGCAAATATGTACGCTGCTGGTGTATGTAGTGGTAGAATAAAACCTAAAGGTACAAGAAAAAAAAGAAAGTAATGTCAAAAGGTTTACGTTCATGGGTAAGAGCTAATTGGGTTGACATTGCTAATCCAAAGAAAGGTGGTGGCTTTCCCAAATGTGGTAGGAGCAAAGGAGAGAAGAGACGTAACTATCCTAAATGTGTACCTGCTGCAAAAGCTAGAGCCATGACACCTGCACAAAGACGTGCTGCTGTATCAAGAAAGAAAACTGCTGAGAGACGACCAAGAAAAGGTAAGAGACCTAACTATGCTAGGACTTAGTTAGTTCGTCAAACTCTTGCCATATTGTTTGGTCCATACCCCAATACCTTGTACCATTAAATTTCATTTTTATTGAATACAAAACTGTGGTGTGATCCTGTCCAAATATTCTACCAATATCTGATAAACTCATTTTATATTTTTCATTAAGTATATTGTGAATAATATTTCTAGCTCTGACAATATCTTTGGTTCTTTGTTTACCAAATAAATCTTTTTTATTTATCTCATACTTGACAGACACTTTATTTATTACTGAGTCAATCACTCTGCTATTTGGTTTTTTAAATTGATAGCCAACTATTTCGTTTGATGGTTTACTTTTAAATCTTTGCTTTGCTACTTTCTCAACAACATCTGATCTTGTTTTAAGTGCCAACAGGTAACCTTCTTGAAAACCACCTTTGTATAAAGTTTCTTCTAGCTCTGTTAGTAAGTAGTATGCTTTCTTGTATTGTTTTAAAAAATTATTATTGCCTTTTTGTTTTAGGTGTTTTGTGTACACCTCGTTTAATAAAGTCATAGATCCCCTACAGTTTTTCTTGTTTTTTTTCAATCATCACGTTAATGCTTATCGCATCAACATTTCTTTAGCTCTTTCAACTTTCCAAATCAATCTAAAGCTATCTCTTTTTAACTTGTTAGCTTTAGCTCTTGCTGCAAGATACGCTTCATGTTTTTTACTTTGGAGATCCTGCAACTTTTGGAACTTCTGTTTCAGCTTTTCCATCTTTCTCCTTTTTCACTTTGGTGAAGTCTATTTTTACTGTTGTTACTTCACATTCTACATACTCTCCCTGTGCGTTGGGGTCGGCAGCTTTCTTAACGTCATCAAATCTTTCAACTAACTGAAAGTTAGCTTCGCCAGATTTAATTCTTATATACTTATCGGTTTTTATCATTTTTGTCTATATCTTTTTTGTGTAAGTTAAAGGTCATATCATTATAGATGGATAGGTCGTGATAGTTATCTGCCTTATAACCCTTGGTACTTCTAAATAATTTAAGTGTCATCATTATCTGACCTACTTGGTGTGGCTTTAATTTTTTTTTCAAATTCGGAGCTAATATTAAGGTAAAAAGCTCTGCAAGTATAGTAAAATTATACTGATAATCGCCATATTCTTTTTGCCTATCAGCTACAATCTTCTTCTTAATCTCTTTGTTTATGTCTGTAATCTTCATTCTGATTTATTTATTATGTAATATGCTATTAAAAGACCTATCATCAGACAGATCATATTGTAAGCAAACATACCTATTCCAAATTGAGCAGTCATTTATTTAAAGGCATGGCAGAAGAAAACAAATAAAGAGGGAGCATTGCCTATAGAAAGGGAAGAGGCAACATGATTCGCTGCTCTGAAAAAAACTTCCGCCATACCATTCAACCACAAACTCTAAATTAGTATTTGTAGTTAGGTTTGTTATATCCTGATCCTTGACCTTTTGCAAACCTGTTTGGTGCAAAAGACGTCTGCTGTACTCTCGCCTTAGCAGATCCTGAACCAGTGTTTGATGGTGTCAAGACAACATTAATAATCCCTGTAGGATTACCTTGTTCATCAAGATCATCAAATCCTGCTTGGTTGTACCATGTATCTCCAATCTTTACACCTATTCTCCAGGTCTTACCCTCTGGTGATTTTGGATTTATTGGTGCAACAAAACTCGGTCTATTATCTCCTTGTTGCTTATCTTGGTTGTGTACAAGTTTTATATATATCTTGTCTGTCATTGTGTAACTCCTCCTGTATTGAGTTGTGTTTCCTTAGTGCCATATAAATCATCTAACTGTCTATAAACTCTAAGGTGTTTTTTCATAGCAAGATTAAATGCGTCTTTGTATTTATAATTTCTAAGTTTTCTTAGTTCATAAATAGTTTTTGCATTTCTAATATCTTTTTCGATATTATCTATTGCCATGACATGATTGTTATCATGTTCTGTACCACTTGATTGTGGAATTTTATTAAAAGGTTTTGCCTTGTAGCCATCTTCATTATCTAAACCTGTCTTTAAATGTAAAGCATTTAGATAAGCATACTTCTTAGCATAGCTCATACCATTACCTGTACCAAACTTATCTAAGTTTCCCATTGCACTACATCCTTCTATATCAACATAACTTTCTGGATCTTGTATGTCGTGTATTCTCATTGAACAAGTAACCATTACAAAGTTTTCTTGAACATAGTTTTTGTAGTTACAAATAGGATAAAGTCCATTGTTTAGTAACGACTCCATTGCCACCTTTTGTACTTCGTCATGTAACAAAGGATTGAATTGCATACCTGGTACTTTCTTTCCTTTGACTACTCCTCTTGCTTCACAAGATGCCTTGTGTAGTTTTTGATAGATGTTTGTTTTCATGTATCTAACCCCCATAGTTGTTTGATTTGTTTTTTTTGGTCGTCTATTAAATCCCTATAATAAAAAGGATGATTTAATTCTGGTGGCTCTGCAAAGGATGATAGCTTTTGTATATCACCTTTACAAAATATAATTAGTTGTTCCCAAGATTTAAGTCTTTGTGTTAATAAATTATATTGGTATTCTAAATAATCATTTCTTAACATATCGTGCATATCATCAAAGATTGTGTATTCGTTTTCATTTACATAAAACAAAAAAGGTTTTCTTTTTGTGCAATGATAATAAAAAGCTAACTGGTTTATGTGCATTGGATCAGGTTCTATTGGAAGCTGCGTTGATGCCATGTAGTATTCATCTTTGCCTCTCTTCTTTTTTATTGTAGGTGGTTTAGTTTTTGCCTCGCCAATCTTGTCATTTGATTCGTAATCTATACGACCAATAATATCTATGACCATATCGTTATGTTTGGCAGACACATATCTTTCAGCGACTAACTTTTCATTACCAAATATTTCTTTGACACAATTCTTCATGTTTTCAATAGTTGGATGTGCGAAGCTGATCATCATCTCTCTTGCTAGTTTATCTTTGTCATCTACTGGTGGACTATTCTTGTCTATTGCGTCTAGTTCCTGTTGAAATATATCGTCATAATTTTTGTTCTCTAATTTTATTTTTCTATCCCCTTCAAACAAAACCTCACAGGTTAATCTTTGCGTACAGTTATTAACTAAATTTCCGAAAGGAGCTTTGTATCGGATCAAGAATAGTCGTCTCAATTCTTGAGGCAAAGAATAATTAATCAAAAACCTAGTGAAGTTTTGACTTGAAGAGGGACTCCAATGGTCTAGTCCTTGACCACCATTGAAATTTTTAAAATATTCTTTCATTACTTATATTCAACAAATGGATTAGCACTCATAGACTGTTGATTGTAAGTGCCTGTGCTTTGAGCAACAAATGGATTATCACCATTAGAACTAAAGTGAGTTACAGGAGCTGAAGTAGTTGGATGGTAAGTCATTTGATAATACCAATTACATTTCTCCTTGTTTTCAATATCTCTTTGTTTTAAATCGTTAGCTCTTTTTAATTCAGTTGCGATTGTTTTTAATATTTTAAACATTTGTTTCCTTTCATTTGTTTGTTTTCATTGTTTTACAGGTAATCTAAACGCTTGTCAAATCTTTTATATACTATATATAGATACTTTAAGTATAACAAATAGGAGGAAAATGACACTAGCTGAATGGCGAAAGAAACAAGGTATATCTCATTATACACTTGGTACTATGCTTGGAATTAGATCAATAAATCCAGCGACAAACTCACAACGCTACTGCCTT